TATGTTAAAGCTTTTTCTATTAATTCTATTGTATATTTTTCAGTAGCTTCTTGAACTTGTTTACATAAATCTTCATCTCTTTTTCCATAATTTTTGCCATAAGAAGATAAGCCCATAGCTTCACCAGCTTTTGCATGGTGAGTTTTTTTGTCATAAAAATGTAAAGTTGTACATAAATGATTAAATAATAATCCAGGATTGTAAAAACTTGTCATTCTTTTTAAACAATCATTATCCATATAATAACTATTGTTTAATTTATCTTCAGTTAAGTTTTCCCACACTTGATGAATTAAATGTAGAAGTTTTTCTCTATCGTCAAAATTAGACCATAAAGTAGAATACCGGGCATTACTGTAATTTTTATATTTTGGTTTTATGCAAGTGTTATCAATATAATAAATACTATCCACTTCTTGAAAAGTATTTTGATGAGGCAGCCTTGATCCATAACCATCTACAACAACACATAAAGCTTCATTGAAAGAAGAGGCATAGAAGGCAGAGCAAGCATGATATATGTGATGTGAAAAAGAATTAAAAAAATAATTTTTTATATTATATTTTTTACATATATTTTTAATTATTTCTTCATCCTCTTTATTTTCTCTACCATAAGAAGCAAAAATAAAAGTGTCATCAAAGTTATTTATTTTTTTAAAAGAACTAAAAATAAAATCTTCTTTGGTTGGTTCCCAATATTTATTTTTACTAAAACGACTTTCTTCAAAAAAATTAATTGTATTATTATCTTTAATACATATTGAAGAGTCGTGTGATATGTTTACACCAACTGTCACAATTATTTATAATGTCTTCCTTTTATTTGTAAAACTTTTCTTTTTTCGGGTCCTACTACAGAACAAACTTTATGTCTAGTACCTGATTTGATTACAACTATTGAATTAGGATGTGGAGTGATTGATAGAGGCAAACCTCTGTTTGTGTCAATTAAAGTCTCACCACCCCAATTTTCATTCCATTCCTTGTGTATGTAAAAAGAATAATTCAGTGTATCATTACCATCATCGTGCCAATTTATTCCTGAGTGTTTTTGATATTCATAATAATTTAATCTTATTTCTGATTTCTTTTGATAAGGTATGTAAGCACAATCTTTAAGTATTTGTAAAACATCTCGAAAAATATTTTCTTCACTTTCTATTTTGTCTTCTTTGATTGAAGCAATACCATATAGAGAGACTACTGATTCTAAAGTTTTTACACCTTTATTATCTTTGTAAAGACCTTCACTCCATAATTTTGTAGCAGACTTATCTGAGTATTTAGAATTGTAATCGTAATTACATACGGATTCAAAAAGCTCTAAAGGTAAGAAGTCATTTATTACAAGAGCGCAGTCGTCTATATTCGCTGCAATGTACAAACTACTCTGGAGTTTCTCCCAACATGTCTGCTAACGAAGGAGCAAAAACTTTTACATCTCTTCTTATCTTTTCAGCAGTTGTAGAAGTATTTGGATCATCTATATCAGCTTGCATAGCTGCTTCTGATTCATATTCTGCACCTGTATCAACATGTGTAATTGTAGTTTCGGTTTTAACTTTGTAGTGTGGAATCTGTCTTCCATCAGAGGTTGTAATGTGACCTAGTAATTCAGCAGGTTCAACTATCGGCATCTTCGTTTCTCCAATTTATATTAAAACTAATGATAACTCGGTCATCATTAGAACAATTTGTTTGTACTTCATGTTGTAACCATGATGGAAAAAAAATCAAGGAATTTTCAAGAGGTTCCCATTGTACGCTGTGCGCTAGATGTACAGACTCATTTTCATTTTTAGGGGGTGTTAATACCTCTGATTGAGGTTTAGGCTCTAAAAACACAATATTTCCACATTTTTTAGGTGCTTTTAAATAAACTACACCAGATAAATAACTGTATGGATGTGTATGAACATTATTTCTTGAGCCAGGTGGGTTAATCATAGCCCACATTCCAGTCATTTCAGGAACATAACTATTTTTAATATTAAGATGATTAAAGCAATCCTTAGCATATTTAAGAATATCACCAACTAAAGGTTTAAATTTTTTTTCGTTATATATTTCATCATGACTATGCCAACCACCCACATTTGATTTTGGCATGCCTTCCTTGTCTTCTTGTTTTAATTTGTAAATACTATGAACAAGATGTTCGTGTCCTTTTAATGATAATGAAAATACTGGAGTAATGAATAAAGAGTGTAGATCAATCAAAGTTGTCCTTTCGTGACCTCCATAAAACTTGCTATAATGTGCACCTGATTGGCAGCATTCGCTTGAACTTTAAGAATATCACTTTCTTGCAGAACTAAAGGTTGAGTCAATAATTCTGTGGTTGAGTTTGTAGCAACACTCTTTGCTTTGAATATTTCAAAAGTTGCAGCTCCTCTGACAACTTCAACATCAACTAAAGTTGTTGAACCAGAGTCATTACAAATTAAAAGAGATTTTACTACATCCGTAGTAGGAGGAATAGGTGGCGTTGAACCTGCATTAGCCGTTGGAACTGTTATAACAGTCGTTAAATCTGTTGTGGTAATATCTACCATTGCGCTTTTAAAAGTATTAGCCAAGGAAAAAAGCCTCCGATTGTGATTCTTCTTTTAAATCTTGTTGGTAGTTGGTGTTAAGTAAAAGAATAATTTGATCTAATAATGAAACCATCTGATCAAACTGATTGGGACTATACTCTTCTGTTGCGTTTGGTAATCGTGTAATTGTTATTTTAGCCATTATCTTCTTCCGTCTGGTCTTAGTTGTAACTTAGTAGATCCAAGTCTCCAAGCTGTATCATCCACTGTGTTAGTTTCATATTTAATTTTAACTGCTCTACCTCTACCTCTTACATCAATTTTTTCTGTTGTGTTTGATATAGTGCCAGTTGTAGACACATTAGATGCAGATTGTGGATACTGTTCTAATGTTAATGTCGCTGTCATTGTATTTGATAAATTATCGAAATCAGGCACTAATCTACTAACCGACATTAATTGATCCCCATCAGCAATTTCAACAGATCCAGTTGTTAAAAAAGCAGGTAAAGCTGTGCCATCTGCTTGGTTATTACCTGATTCATGTTCGTAAAGATAAGAAGCACCTGCCGTTAAACCTAATATGGTTGAAACATTTGCTGTTAAAGAAGCATCGTATTCTGTTGCTATAGGATTTTCATATACATAAGCACCAAGCCAAGTTGTTCTTCCAATATTAATAGTATACCAAGTATTTTCTAAATAATTGTAAGCAACTCCTCTATCTATTGCTGTAGCATTTTCTGAAGGATAGTACCAAATAATTTCATTAAAGGCTGTATTAATACCACAAGCAATATCATTTCTGTTTGTGTAACTTAAATCATCAAATACATAATCTTGTACAGAACATGGCATTTTTTTGACAACACCATCATACATGTAAAAAGAATTATCAGACATCCAATATGCTCTGCCATTAACTTCAATAGCCGCGTGTTGTGCTATCAATCCACAGTTAGCACCAAGTTGTCTAAGACCAAAAGTAAAAGGTGTACCAACAAATTGAACACCATGAAGTGATGTATCTGTCCAAACTAATATTTGTCCTGACGATTTAACAGCGCCTACTATCCTTGAACCATCTGATATACGTAAAGAACCAGCTTCGTTAGTGGCTGTAGGAGTATAATCTGTAGCATCTTCTCGATCAGAAAATCTAAATAATAAATCATCTTGTGATGCTGGAGTTCCAATAGTCGTTTCTGTACCAAAAATCATTAAGTGTCTTGTGTCTGTTGATACTAAACTAAACCTAGATGCAGTCGGAGCGTTAGATAATTCTGTTGCTCTAGCATCTATTGCACCAGAAAGATCTTTTATATATGTACTAGCATTTAATATTGTAGCAATTAAATCTTCACCAAAATTATCTAATGACCAAGTACGTGCAGCAACAGTAACATCTGAAGAGGTGCTTGGTTCATCCCATTTACCAGCACTCCAAGTGTCCGTGCCCCATCCATAACCATAGGTAGAAGCAGTTTCACCAATATTAATTTGATAATTAGCGTTACCTGATCCCCCTCCACCAGAAGTAGATCCAGAAGCTGCACTTGTATGTGTTACTTTATAAGTATTAGCATCCACACGTGTTGTAACTTCGAACTCGTTGTTCATATCTAAACCATCTATTGCAGAGAAAGAATCAAAGGTTACAAAATCACCTTCAATAGCACCATGATCTGCGTCAGTTACTGTGACTGTTGTTGTACCATTTGTTGTAAAAGGATTT